TCATTAATGATAAATAAGGATTCATCTAACGCTGACTTTTATTTTAAAAGAGCTTATTCGTATGCTCAAATTTTTAAATATGAAAAATCAACAAAAGATTATTTAAAAGTAATTGAATTAAATTTCAGAAAAGGTGATTCGTTTTTTAATCTAGGTTGTAATTATGCAGCCCAAGGATTATTTGATAAAGCATTGTATTATTTCCAAAAAGCACAACAACTCGAACCTAATAATAAGGATATCGAGGCGCAAATATCAGTATGTTTAAAAAACCTTGAAATAGAGAAAAGTTAAATGCTTTATTATTATTTTTATTTGTTTTCAAAACATATGAAAAATATAGGGTCTAATTATCTTTTTGTTAAGCCCCATATAGATGCTATATTTTTATTAACAGCTTTTGAATTGCTAAACATTATAACAATTTGGTTGATTTTCTCATTCGATTCAATAACTGGAAGTTGGGATGCAGATGTTGTAATTGCTGTTATTCTATTATTTGTTTTAAATACTATTGGAAAGTTGCACAATCACAGATATAAAAAAGTAATTGAAAAGTGGGAGAATAAGAATGCAAAGAGTTTTTTTAGTACTATAGTAATATTATACGTCATCATCAGCATAGTAAGTTTTTACATCATCCACTCTAATATTTAATAATATTGAATTCTCCGCTGGCGCGTGGTGTGCCGTGAGTAAAGGCAAGCGTTCTTTACATAGCTGCAAATAAGATGGAGGAACCGACCCTCCGGAGTCCCTCTGCAGGGAGCGGCTCCAAACAACTTTCCTAATGCATGTTGAGCAATTGGCATGTGTGAAGCGAGGAAAGAAAAGGTTTCGAATTGAAGGAATCATGTGTGGATAAAAGAGATGAGCGAAAGCAAACCTACTGATGAAGCATCGAGAAAGCGGTACAAACTGTCAAAACCGAGATATCGCGCGCTCTCAGGGATAAGCATAGCGGTTACCTGCTTTATTGGCTATGTGGCAGTCGTTGTTTAGGAGGCATAGCCTGCCCCGCTTTGCGGGGACTTTTATCCGGGCTTATTTGCGGGACACGGGAAACCTCTTGTTGATGATAAAAGGAAAGCCTCTGCTGGCGCGGGTCTGTGACCCGTGCCTTGCTTTGCAAAAGCAAATTTATTTGCCTTACTGGGCAAGGCGCAAATTACAAATTTGCACCGTGAGGGATTTGCAGGCGGGTTTACAGGTTCTTTGCTTAATGGCGGTAATTTGGGGGAGACGCGGTAAAAGCGGGCGTAATTGGCGGGGTGATTGGCGGCCTTTCGGCCGGGGCGGCAAATAAAGTGGGGTCATTTTTGGGGCATGAAATAGGTACTTTCCAGAAAGAGCTGGCCCGCAGCCTGGCGCATGGAAGTATAGGTGGTTTGGCAAGTATGGCCCAGGGCGGGAAGTTTAAGCACGGCTTTTTTGCAGCGTCATTTGCTTCTATGGCGGGCAGCGGTATGGAAGCCTCCAATTGGGGCGTATTCCAGACAACAGTTGGCGGAACGGTAACAGCCGCAGTTGTAGGTGGCACAGCCTCAACCCTTGGTGGCGGCAAGTTTGCCAACGGAGCAGTTACCGGGGCTTATACGATGTTGTTTAATCCCCTTTAACAATTAATGTAGATTACAACGGCGATGCCGGCACCCAAACCACCAACACCTACACGTCATTTGGTACCTGGTGGTGCCCCAAATCGCGCCTGCAGCAAAGCACCGTTACAAAAACCCGAACCGGTGAAAGCGATTTTACCGCCGCCACCCGTTTTGATTACAATACACAGGGGGCATTAACCACCCGAAAAAGTTTTTACAACCAGCCCAAAGAAGTAACCGAAAACTTTACCAACTTCGATAATTTCGGCAACCCGCAAACCGTCACCGTTTCTGCGTCCGGCCTCGATTCAAGGCAAACCCTGCTGGAATATGATGGCTACGGCCGTTTTGTAACCAAAAATACCAATCCGCTTGCCCATGAAACAGCATTTACCTGCGATAATAAAACAGGCAGCCTGCTCACTCAAACCAATGCCAACGGGTTAATGACGCGTTACGACTACGACGGTTTCGGCAGGCTGGAAAAAACAACCCGGCCCGACGGGAACACCACTGCCATTACCCGTGAATGGGCTGTCAGTGGCAATCAACTGTATTACGCCAAAGATGTTACCGGTGGGCAGCCCGAAAAAAGAGTGTATTTTGATGCTTTGGGGCGTACCCTGAAAACCGGCGTTGCCGGGTTCGACGGTGTCCTGGTGTACACCGAAAACCTGTACGACAACAATGGGCGGTTGTGGAAAACTTCGGAACCTTATACCGGAACGGCAACCCATTACACCGTTTACGATTACCTCGACGACGGGCGGATGGATAAAATCACCCGCCCCACTGGAGTAATCGATGACTATATTTACACTCCTAACAGTACAGAAACAAAAATATCCTCAAGCAACGGCATGTGGAAAACCACCCAAACCGACGGCTGCGGTGCATTGATAATGGCCAAAGATGCCAGTGGGCGAATTGATTACACTTATTACGCCTATGGCGGGGTTAAAAACATCAGTTACGGCGGGAACAGCATAAGTATGACCTACGATGCGTATGGCAGGCAGGAAACCTTGTCGGACCCCGATGCCGGCACCGTAAACTATACCTGGAATGCTTTTGGCGAATTAACCAACCAAACCGATGCCCGCAACAATAGTTACAACATGTTTTACGACAAACTGGGCAGGATAACCGAAAAGAAACTCGGCACAACAACAGTAGCCGGTTACACGTACGACACCGCACCCGGTAAGGGAATCGGGCAACCGGCATCGGTGCAAGGTGATAACAACATAACTTACAGCTACGAATACGATAACCTGGGGCGCCCCGTTAAAAAAACTGAGAATATACAGGGGCGGAGTTTTACCATTGAAACCGGTTATAACAGTCACTCGCAGATGAACCAGGTAAAATATCCCGGAACTGCCGCCTACACCGTTGATAACCTGTACCAAAATGGTTATATTAGCAACGTGAAAGGGACTTATACAACCACGGAGGATATTTTTAACGCCACCGGTTATAATCAAAGGGGGCAGGTAACCGGTTACACCCTGGGCAACGGGCTTTCCACCACCCGGGGGTACGACGATTTCGGGTTCCCCACTACCATTCAAACTCCCGGTATCCAAAACCTGGAATACGAGTTCGATACCCAAACCGGCAACCTCAACTGGCGAAAAGATGTGGCAAAAACCCTGCAGGAAGATTTTTTAATAGTAAACGTATCCAGAAAATCCTTAACCACATTTTTATCTGCTTCGGGCAGAATTTCAATGCTTTTGAACTGATCCAGCAGTTCCTTGTCCTAAAGTTAGCTATTTTTTTTAGTAATTTTTAAAGATTCCCAAATGAACAAGGGCTACCCACCGGCAGCCCTTTTCAATAATCAATAAACACAGTTATGAATTAGATTCATGTAGAGCAGTGATGCTCCCTATGTTGTAAAATCAAAGATACAGGAAAATCTTTTAAGCAGCAAAACCTATAAAAAATCAATGTTATTTTCTTTAAAAATCTTTGTTTTTCTTTGTTTTTCTTTTCTTTTCTATTTAGATTTACATTATCAATAATCAAATAAACATTTAATTCTTTTTCAGTTATGGATCAGTTAGAAAGATTTCACGAAACTTTAAATCCTATTCAGAAATGCAGCTTTGCAATCATTCTAAAGCACCGGAATCTGACAAAAGACCAGGTGCAGCAGATGTTGGATATAAACAGTCTGACTTACGGCTACAACAACCTGTTCTGGGTGAAGCAATCCGGGGTGAATAAACAGCACACCTTTTTTGCCGCAAAGCTCAGAAGGGAAGGCGCGGAAAGTTTCTGCAAGTCTTTTAACGGGGAAATCTTTGAAAGCTGGAAAAGTGTAGATGAATTTTAATAATCAATAAACAGTTATGAAAAAATCAGTACACGTTTTGATTTACAAAGGTTTCAGGTTTGAAACATGGTGGCACAAAGCACCGGGCAGACAAAAACCTGTCCGGGCAATCTACTTAATGACTGATTGTGCCAGTGGAGTATTTACAAAGAAAATGGGATTGAAGTATTGGATGGATAAACTAATACTCGACCACAAAAAGGATCAGGCCAGAAAGGCACGTTCCGAGTTCCTGAAATCCCTTTCCAATGAGGAACTGGTAAAGCACCCGAATTTTGCTTATGCAAGGCTCAAAACTTCGATGTCAGGCAATTACTATTCCATTTACTGGAAAGACCCGGAAAGTCCAACCGGTGTTGACTTGGTTAGCAGTTGTCCTGAGTGGGAGTGGGAAGCAATCAGCAGAAAGCACGGAGTTACCCATCAATACTTATCACCAACGGAAAAAGTATGATGGAAACGAAATTAAAAGAAGTCGTTGAATCCTGCCTGTTAGAGGGTGCAACCTCTGACCGGGACCTTTTTCAGGCACTAAAATTGAAGAGGGTTTCGGACAGGCAGGCCAAACGACTTGTAAGAGCGAGAAGTCAGGAAATGTTTGAACACTATAATCAATATTAGCTATGGAAGATTTTGAAATCATAGACAGCTATACCCGAAAGCAAGCTATTGCTGATGGGTTTCAGGTAAGGATACCCGACGATTTGCGAAATGATGCCGGTATCCGGTATCCGGTTTTTGTTACCCGCAATGTGTGGGAAAAGTACCTGAAAGTGCCGGTGGAGATGTCCCGATATCAGGATTTGGAAGGTAGGATTTGGGACATGTTGAATCAGTTCCGCAGAAAAGCTATGGATAACCCGAAATCGTTTTTACAGTTTGAAACCATTTTTCAACTGCCGGACAAAGGAGACTGGGAAAAGCATGAAAAGCTGCTGGAAGCTGGGAAAAGAACATTCCGGGTTGTGACTTTGAATTCAGTGATTGGGCCAATGGACATTGATGATGAACGCCCGGCTATAACCATTATGAAACCGGGGGAAGATTAGACCATGAAAGGAGAGTTTGCTGTAATCGGCTATGAGGATGAAAGTTTTTATTCCGTTGTGGCCGTGAAATTATTCGAGGGAAGCTGGAAGCCATGTTCCAGCTTTCTTCATAAAAACGACACGTATAAAGTTTGGGATGTTGCTGAGAACTTTGAAGGTAGTGAAGTGAATGCGGACTATTTGCAGGGGTTTGGGTATTGGGATGGTGGATAAATTCACTTATTTTTTACATTTATTTTTATTTTAAAATGTTTGTTTTTCTTTAAAAAAATTGATAGATTTAAACTATCAATAATCAATTACAATCAGTTATGAAAGTTAGAAGATCAGAATTAGTCAGAACCGCCCAAATTTTCCTGAACAATGCCATTGAAGTTTTTGAGGTAGCCTGCGAAGGCGACAGCAACGCCGATGCGTACATGGTTGCCCAACTGAAAATCTTAGCCAGTTCCAATCACGGCTATTTGTCCAATGATTTAAACCTTGACGAGCTGGCTGAAAGGTATGAAAATACCGAGGAGCATACTTCCATTGATGCCAGCGTAGAGGTTGATGCAGACTGGTATAATGAATTGGATGAAAGGATTTAATCAGGAGGCGGCAATGTTTGTAGTTAAGAAAATCGAGATTTACGACGTAAAAGGGCTGGCCGCTGAAATAGCCAGCAAAATGCCAAACTTTGAGGTAGATCCAGACCGGGTTGATGAATATGGAGATTTTGATGAAATGTTTGACATAGATATCCAGGTCGAGGTTGATGGTACAACGCTGGATGTACTGGGGAAAGTCAGGGCGCAGGGGTTCTGCCGGAAGGTCATGTCAGCCACCCATCTTTGCCCCGAAGAATACGACTTTAGACAGGTTAATGAAATTTTTGAAGCCGATTATTACATTGAAGGGGAAGAAATCGAATTTGATGAAAAGTTTGATTTGGAGAACGAAATCAATAAGCTGATATAGAAACAGAAAAGAGGGTTATTCGCCCTCTTTTTCTTTGTTGTATTCATGCTGCTTGTACCAGCGGATATCTTCAAGATTCTGATTGATGTTCGCCACATTCAGCGCAAGGGAATAAACCAAACCACCCACCACCAAAGTCAGGATTCCAACACCAAACAAATACATGCTTTCGGGGCCATTTGTCAGCCCTTGGAACATCAATCCTACACCAACCAGCACTGCAATAGCCATAAACAGATTTGAAACGGTTCTCAGGAGTTTAACGTTTTTAGCGTCTTTCTTCATTTTTTTTGGTTTTTCTGTTTAACAATCCTGCAAATTTAGCCAGAACAATTCGGCCAAAAAAAACGCATAGAAAAACCCATAAATAACATTAAAAATTATATATATTTTTATTTAAAAATGTTTGTTTTTCTTTGCTTTTCTTGATAGTTTTATACTATCAATAATCAAATAAACAATCAGTTATGAGTATGACAAAAGAAAAAAAAGAATTAGCCCGAAAAATGATTGAGGGTAGTCGCAGCTTTGGATTAGGACAAGTAGCCTTTGAGGTAAAAGGTGAAAACGACGAGTTTCGTATAAGTGTATGGACACCCAACAACACCACGGATGCTTTTCACGCAACTGATTTAATTCCTGCCTTGGAGCATTATTTCAGTTGCTATGTCAGCTATAATGCTGAAAAGAAACGGTGCGAACTCAGCGTATTTTAATTCAATAATCAATAATCAAAAAACAGAGTTATGAAGTATTTTAAAGGAATCAAAGATTTGAATGAGTTGCGCAGGGTTTACCGGACCCTCGCACTCAAATATCACCCCGACAAAGGCGGTGATAATGTGATAATGCAGGAAATCAATGACGAGTACGACAGGTTGAGTAAAAACCTTATTGAAAACAATCCTGAATTTTCAGAAGGCCGGAAAGTTTACGAAAGCGAAGTTTCAGAAGACCTGAAAGAGAAGGTTTCTCAGGTGGTAATTCTCCCGGGCGTTTCGGTTGAAATCATCGGAAGCTGGATTTGGGTAACCGGCGATACCAAACCGGTTAAAGACAAGCTGAAAGAAGCTGAATTTAAGTTTTCCCGCAAAAAGTCGGCTTGGTACTGGCACCGGGGATATTACCGGAAGCTGAGTAAAAAACATTTTGACCTTGAAGATATTCGCAACATGTGGGGGTCTGAAAAGGTAGAGAAAGAGGAAGAATCGTTTAACCCAGCATTAGCCTATTAGTTATGGAAAAGAATTTATTCAACAACATGGTTTGCGAGGTGAGGGTTGACCTGTACCAAAGGATTCCTTCCTCAAAACTACCAAAGATAGCTTGCTCGAAAGATGCTTACGACCTTGTTTGTCCAGGCTGGGAAGAAATCAATTACAGGGAGCGGTTCAAGGTGATGTTCCTGAACCGGGGAAACAAAGTGCTTGGAGTCCGGGAAATTTCAGTTGGTGGCATATCGGGAACTGTTATTGATGTGAGAAACATTCTGCAAGCCGCTTTGGGTGTAAATTCCAGTTCAATGATTCTGATGCACAACCACCCATCCGGGACGTTACAGGCCAGCGACGCTGATATTCGGATTACCAGAAAAATCAAGGATGCTGCAACGATAATGGATATATCGGTTCTGGATCACCTGATTTTAACTGAGGAGAAGTATTTGTCATTTGCAGATGAAGGATTGCTATGATAAAAAAGAAAATGGATAAGCTCTTGTCTTTCTGTGTTGGCTCAAAAGCACAGGAGGCAAGAGCCTTGCTAAAGGAGATTACAGAGGAGAAATTCAACGACGGAAAATATCAGGGACAATGTGAAACGTTGGAATTTCTTGGTATTTCACCGGCAAAGTGGAGTGAAATAAAAAAGAAAAGCAATGGGTAAAAAACAGTTTATCGTGGTTCAGGACATCTTCAGTCCTTTTCAGCCGGAATTGCATAAAGACCTGACCAAATTTTGCGTGGCAACCGGTGCCAGCTATGATTATCTGAAACAGGAGAAGTTGCCATTGGTGTATAAAAAGCGATGGGTTATAAACCGCATCGAGGTGGAGGATTCTTAACCATCAAAAGAAAATCCAGAAGTTAACCCTACCAACCCCCTTACATTATTTCATTCAGAAGATTCTCAGAAGCTTAAAAATTGAAGTCCTGCCGAAAAAGCCCGGTGGGACTTTTTAATTGCCCCACAATTGCCCAATTATTGACGGATAAAACCTATTATTTTCTTTAAAAAAGTTTACAAAACTATTCATTTGTTGGGAAATGTTTAATTAATAATATTTTTCAATGAATGAACAACTTTTAGTATTACTGAGAACCAAGTTTGACGGGGTTCAGGATGCCATTCTAAAAAGGGTTGCTGACAAATTTGGCCAAAGTCTCAGCAAAACTTCAACAGAAGATGATATTCAAGGGATTGTGGACGAAGTAACGTTTCAGGATGTGCTGGAATCCTATGGAGATTCACGGGCAACGGAAGCATCACGCACCGCCGTGAACAACTTCAAAAAGAAAAACGGGATTCAGGACAAACAGGAACCGGAACAGCCACAAGACCAGGACGACGATTTTCCTTCCGATGCACCCAAATGGGCGCAAAACCTTATCCAGCAAAACCAGGAGCTTTCAAAAAAACTGGAAGGTCTTGAAAAGCAGGAAAAGAGAAAAACACTTATTGAAAAAGTTCACGATAAACTGAGCAAAGGGAACAAAAAGGTTCCGTCTTCTTTCTGGAAAAACCGGCCTATTCAGGTGGAAAGCGAAAAAGACATTGATTCAGTAGTGAGCCAAATTTATGAGGATTTTGCGGCAGTAAGGAAGGAACTATTAGCAGAAGGGCTATCAGACGATCCAAAAGTTTCTTTGGGCGGCAGCGCTTCTCAGGTTGAAAAAGACATTGAAAAATGGGCAAGTAAAGAGTAAACAACATGGGTTTAAAACTTAAAAGAGAATTTGGCGTGGATCAGATTCCGATTTTTCAAAAGGAATTTGAAGTAGCGCAGGGCGGCTTTAAGCTGGAAACAAACGGTTTGCCGCCGGACGAGCTTGTTACTCCGGGAACGCCCGTCGGGTTTGACGAAGTAATAAGAAAGGTTACTGTTCTGAAAACCGCCGTGCTCCATGCAAATGCCTCAGATACAGAAACCAGCTATCAGGTAAAAAAAGGTCATTTTCTGACTGTTGGGGAAGATTTGGGAGCGGAGATTGGCGGTGCTGCTTATGCCATTACAGCGATTGATACTTCCAATGCTGACTATGATGTAATCACTGTCGGTACCACTTTGGGAGTTGCATTAACCATGGGTGATGTATTGTTTAAAAGTTCGGCCAACGGGGCTTCGGCTGGTGCATTGCATCAGGAGCCGAAAGGACTGTTGTTCGACAATGTGAAGATTGAGGATAATGCGAGTTGCGGTGTTGTATTGAGAGGAACCGTTTATAAAAGGCGTGTTGCAAATGGCATTCACCCTGCGGTAGAAGATGCGCTGCCGTTGATTGTATTCTCTGAAAGCTATTAATCGTAAAAAATTTGAGTTATGGCAGAAGATAAAAGAATAAAATCGATATTCGGGGATTATGCGCAAAACTTGCAGATGATTATTGATCGTCGGGCAGACAAGTTTGCGCCTACATGGTTCCAGAAATATTTTACCTTCACTCCACCTACCATTGAGTTGACATACATGACAGCAGTTGGTGCAAGCCGTATTGAAGCTGCTGCATCCATTGTTGACCGGGATTCCGATGCTCCGTTGAGAGGACGTCCGAGCCTTGATAAATATTCCGGTGAGGTTCCTGCAATTAAGCAGGCATTTAAACTGAAAGAGTCGGATATCAGGACTTGGCTGGCCCTTCAGAGAATGCGGGTAACCGGAGATTCTGCAAAGAACCAGATTTTGGACCTCATTTGGGGTGATACCAAAAAGTCCGGTGATGCTGCAATGAAAAAAATCGACCTGATGTGTCTGGAGGCTGTTTCTACCGGGAAAATCACAGTTTCAGCAACAAATAATCCTGATGGTGTTAATTACGACGAAATTGATTTGTTCTTACCGGAAGATCAGAAACACACGGTAGGAACCCTTTGGAGCGATAAGGAAAACGCCACCCCGATTGATGACATCAGGGACGTTGTAAGGGTGTTACAGGCCAAAGGAATCAGCACCTCAAAAATGTTGATGTCTTTACCTGTATTTTGGTCGTTGCAGTCTTCGGCACAGGTTAAGGAGTACATGTACGGTGTGGACTACAAAGGTGTACCAAATGAGGAATCAATCAATCAGTATTTGGTTGCAAACAAAATGCCGACCATTGAAATTGTTGATGAATCGATTGGGGTTGAGAAAGATGGAAGAATCACTCCCATCAAACCATTCAAAGAGAATGTAGTTTCCTTTGTTCCATCCGGCCATCTTGGGATTATTCACAACGCATATTCCATTGAGCAGTTGCGTCCGGTGGACGGAATCGCTTACGGAACATTTAATCGTGCCTTGATCAGTAAATGGTCACAAACCCGTCCGTTTGCTGAGTTCACACAGGTCGAATTGAATGCATTTCCCGGGCTGGAAGTGATTGATTCTATGTTCCTGCTGACTGTATTGTCATAGCGGGAATAAATAAGGTTGTTTTGTCGATGTGAGGATAAAGGGAGCGCACGTATTTATTGCGGGTTGCTCCCTTCTTTTAAGGTAGGAGAAAATGACAAATCTTGAAGCAATAAAAGCCGAAGTGGTTCATCCACTGCCAGATAATTCATTTAAAAAGGTTTTACTTGACTGGGGACTGCCAGATTCAGATCAGTACGACCCGAATAATGTCAGACCTTTTGAGTTGGCAAAAGCGGATGCGCTGCTTATTGTGGTAGCCAGTCCCAATATTTCTGAGGGTGGCTATACGCTGTCGGTTTCGGAAAAAAAGGAACTGAAAGCTATTGCTTCCGGGTTGTATCGAAAACACGGAGTAAGCGACCCCAACAGGGCGGTCGTATCAACTATAAATCCATGGTAAAACAGTATCCGGATCATATCGAAGTGAGGATAACAGGGGAACCGTATCAGGATGAAAACCTGAACTGGGTGAAACCTGAACCCGTCCTTTTTGAAAGTGACTGCCGGGCTGAACCAGCTGGTAAAAACGCAATCATAAGACGTGCCGATGGTTCTGATTCCTATTATGATTTCAATGTGTTTATGCCAAAAACGTCCACCAACATACCGGAAGGAGCATTTTTCCATTTGGTCAGAGAGGACGGTACAGAAGCAAAAGGATACGTGAAACGGGCGCATAACGGACAGCTAAATTCAAGGCTATGGGTTTAAGGCCAAAATTCAAAACCAGCGATATAGACAGCCATACGTTGGAGCAGTATGAGGAACTTGAAAACAGCCTCATTGAAACGCTTCAATTTGTGGGTGAAGGATTCGTTGCAGATGCAAGGGAGTTTACAAAATCGCAGGGCGGGTTTGGCGACATAACCGGGAACCTGAGAAGTTCCATCGGGTATTTCATTACAAAAAACGGTAGTGTTATCGTGGAGGATGTAAAGAAATCCGACAAAGGGACTGATAGAAAAACAGGAGTTTCCGTTGCCAAGTCATTCATAGGGAAGATTAAGCAGGGAGACGGACTGAGGCTATATGGTGTGGCCGGGATGGAATATGCCAGGGAAGTTGAAAACAGTGGAAAGAATGTGATTTCCAGGCAAGCGGATACGGCAATTGTTGAGTTAAAAGAAATTCTGACTGAATTGTAATGACAGGTTTTGAGGCCATAGAAAAAGTAAAGCAGGAATTGGATAAGGCTGAATTGTCCCTTACCGGTGGCATTTACCAGTTCTCAAAACCGCTGACAAAAAAAGAAGATGAGTTTATTGAAATCAATGTTTTGCCTTTGGCCGAAGATATTTTGCAAAAGGCAAACGTCAATGTAAACCTGTTTGTCCGGGACGTTTACGAAAGCACACCTGACAACAAACGGCTAAAGGAGCTTACAAGTGAGGTTTTAGCCATCCTACCTATTACCCGGAGCGAGGAAAACATTCACATTTTCCTGCAAGATTCCGGGGTATTCTCTGACATCGACAACAACAGACATTACGTGAATTTGAGACTGCGTGTAATAATGTTGAATGAATAAGTTTTGAGAAATGGCAGAGAAAAGAACTTTCGGAATGAAGTCGGTAAAGATGGGCGACGTTGGGGCAGGAGCCATGACCTTATTGGGTGATGGGAATACGCTTGAAGGAACCGCCTCTTTTACCAAAGCAGAAGATGATGAAAAGCCTTTCTATTCTGAGGAGCATGACGATCCGATTGAAGTAATAAAGAAAAAGGGAATCTCAACCCTGGAATTTGCAATTGTTGATTTTACGCCTGCTACGCTTGTCAGGGTATTGGGCGGTGAAGTCAATGGCACAACCGGAGAATGGGATGCACCCGAATCCGCACCGGAGATTGAGCAGGAGTTTGAGGTGATCACCAAAAAGGATGTAAAGCTTACCCTGAAACGTGCGAAAGTGAACGGTTCCATTGAATGGCCGCTGTCAAGGGAAGACCTTGGAAGGGTAAAAATCAAGGCAACGGTTCTGGCTCCGACCGACGGTTCCAAGCCTTATTCAATAGGTGAAGTTACTGGTGAATAATGGCAGGGATTGAGGAAAAAGCAATAAACACGCTTTTGCATAAAGGCGTGAAGTTTTGGGTGAAGACCAGGATATTGGGGTTTTCGGTGAAAATACCTTTCAGGATAAAACCCCTCTATCTTGGCACAATCCTAAAGCTGTCAAAGCAACGGTCGCTGTTAAAATCGGTGAATGAAAACGGGGAACTCGTTTGGGAAGTGTTGGAAAAAGCAGAAAATGTAAAAGCATTTGCACGATGCATTGCTATTGCCGTTTTGAACAGCCCAACCAAAATGTTTTTGTTTGAATACCTTCTTTACCGGTTTTTTCTGGCTAATCTTCCCATGGAGCAGGCCGGGGAATTAATCGTGGTTGTGGTCAGCCAAATGAACGCCCGCAGTTTTTTTTTCACTACGGCATTGGTAAAGGGGATTCAGATAGTGGATCGGACAGAAAACAGCGAACAGGATATGTCCCGGAAAAAACAATCTGGGGAACCATCGGGAAAATCTCAAAAGAGTTAGGGTACTCGCCAGAGTATATCCTGTGGGGCGTGAGTTGGATAAACCTCATGCTGCATATCGGAGACCTGCCTCAATATAAAAGCATCGACAAAAAAGAAGAAGTAAAGGAAGGTGGAGAACTTGAAACGGTGGACGATTTCAAAAACTTTTTAGAGTAATGGTTGCAAGAAGTTCTGGCGGTGGATTATATTTCGACGCAGGCGTTGACATTTCCAAACTCAAAGCTGGATTTGCCAAAGGAAGGCAGGAAGCCAGAAATTTTGCCAGTGGGGTAGTCCGGGAAGGAAGAAGGGTCGATCAGGCTTTCAATCAATCTTCAAGAGGTGTCAATGTGATGAACACGTCCCTTGGGAACGTGAAAAATTCATTGTTGCCTTTGGTTGGTTTAGCCGGTGGTGCCGGTTTGATGTTGATCCTTGCCAATCAGGTAAAACAAGCGGGTCAGGAAACCTACAATTTCAGCAAGGATTTTGAAATGGCCATGAAGGAAGTTTCCACCATTTCGGCGGCTGTACGTGCTGACTTTAAAGGCATCAGTGAGGAAATTATCAACATGGCGGCGCAAGGCCCGGACGATGCAATTCAACTGGCTAACGCATACTATCAGATAGTTTCTGCCGGATATGACGGAGTAGAAGGGTTGGAACTTCTGAGGGTTTCGAGTGAGGCAGCCACAGCCGGGATAACGGATACAAAAACCGCAGCAGACGGGATCACGACGGTTCTGAACGCCTGGGGGAAATCCTTTGACGAGGCAGAGTTGGTTGCAGATGCTATGTTCAAGACGGTGGAAAAAGGGAAAACCACTTTCCCGGAACTGGCTTCCAACATTGCACAAGTCGCTCCGGTTGCAGCCACACTAAAAATCCCGTTCGAGGAAATAATGGCGCTCATTGCTTCCATTACAAAACAAGGGACTACAACCTCAATGGCATTTACCCAGATTCGATCAGCATTGGTTGGTTTGTCAAAACAAATGGGTGGGGACATCTTCCAACAGGGGGAATCATTGCAGGAAGTTTTCGAAGATATTGCTCAGGGGGCAAATTACAGCATTGAGGAATTGACGAAACTGACAGGCCGTGTGGAAGGTGCAAGTGCTATCCTAGCCACAACGGGCGAAAAGTTTGCCAGCGCAAAAGACGACCTGAATGAGTTGGCCGGTGCCGCCGGGTCAATGACTTCGGCCTATGATGAAATGATGGAAGCCGTCGAAAACAAATGGTCGCTGGTGCATAACAAGTGGAACAGGGAGTTGAAAAGCCTTGGGAATAATCTAAAACTTGCATCCGGTGGGTTAGCTGATTTTTTCGATGAACTTTTAACCAACCGGCAGGCTGATATCATTGATCCGGCTGTTAACAGTCAACTCAAACGGTTCAAGGCTGAGTTGTCGGGCATTGAGGACATCGAGGCGCGCAGGGCAGCTATTCAGGAGAAAATCTTTGAGATTCGGAAAAAACAATCTTCCATTGGTGAGGAAAAATTCCAACTTGAAAAGCAGCAGCCGGGTTCTGTGCGTAAGGGCGTAGAATGGCTCAACATGGCCACCGGAATGAATAAGGTTTTCGGGGATGCGGTTATTTCAGGACATGTAAAAGAAAAGGAACTGGAAATTGTAAAAGAGCAGTTCGACATCAACCGAAAGCTTGAAAAAGAGCTGATGGCAATGTTTAAAGCATCTTTCAGTGAAACCGGAACCGAAATTGATGAACCCGACCAGGCAAAAGAAAAAATCAAAACGCTTTCCGACTATCAAAAAGAAATTGAGCAGTTAAAGGAAAAACTTGGAACCGGACCCATCGAGCAGGACGTTCAGTTGATTTTGAAAATCGCCAATCTCAATGAAAAGGCAGATGAAATAAAAACTCAGGTCAGGGAAAAACTGAAAGAAGCGCTGGGAGATAACCTTGAGATAAAACCTTTGGAAAACTTGTCTGCAACCATCGCTAAAACCTCTGGTTCGCTTGTTGATATTGATAAGGAAATGAGCAAAATCCTGAAAGGCTCAACAACCCTCACAAAAGAGGAAGAACAGCGATTAAAGATGCTGGTTGCTCAGTCCGGAGAATTAATCAAACAGGAAGCGCTTATTGAAGCCTTGCAGGAAGGCTTTGAAAGCACAAGCGAAATATTGGGGGCTGTTTCTTATGCACTCGGAGAGGTTGACATGGAGCTTGGCCGGTCGGTCGGGAAAATGGCAGATTTGGCCTACAACGCTTCAACTCTGATCGGGCAGCTTGCCAGTCAAAACTACGTGGGAGCAATTGCAACGGGAATCGGAATGCTGGGAAATGTCTTTGGCATGTTTAACAAGCAAGAAGATCCTATTGCTCAAAATCTCGAAACCATTAACCGCACACTGGAAAGGCAGTCAGCTATCTTGGCGAGTATGCCTGATTTGGAGGGGTATTACAATGTTGCACAAAAGCAGTTGCAAAAGTTTAATGAGGAAGTTGACCTGTTAAATGAAAAATTAAAACAGCAAGCTCCTCAATACTCTGTGCCAACCTATAACCGGTATGCAGAGGAGTATGACAGCTACCTGCAACAGATGGAAGAACAAATTTTCAACCGGGCTTTGGGAATGGGATATCGCCCCGGAACTAATGAAATCGAAGCGTACATTCGGGAGTACATGTCCCAGCTTCCTTCCATCGATGAATATATTGCTGAAAATTTCCCCTTGGAGTATCCCGTATCACTTTGGGATGCTGACGACATCATTTCAGAATGGGCCAAAGGAAATGTCGAGCTCAGTGAAGATGCGCTGGAAACAGTCCGGGAAATTAATGCTGTTAAAGCCGAAATGCAGCGATTGTTGGACGACCAATACCAGAAAGCGCTTGGATTTTCTACCGGCAATGTTGCTGAATCAATAGTTTCTGGAATTGAAGAAGGATTAAGACTTTCAGAAAGCGGGCTTGGTGACTGGACACAGAATTTTGGAGAGCTTATGAGAAAAGCGCTTCGCCAAAACCTGCTCAGTGCATTAAATGAACAACTTCTTGTAAACTTCATGGCTGAGTTCAACGAAGCAATGAAGGATGGGGATTTGGATGGCGACGTTGATTCTTTGAGGGAGTCATTCATTGCCGCCGTTGAGCAGGCAGAATCCATTTGGGAGACCATTTCTCCCGTTCTTGACGAATACACCCAGGGAATCAACCAACAGGGATTAACCGGAGCCATTCAGGGAATTACGGAAGAAACAGCAAGTCTTATAGCTGGCCAGTTTACGGCCATGCGGTTTGACCTGAAAGATATCAGCACAAGCCTCAATGAAATGATTGATTACTCCATGGACAGCCTGAACTTTCTGGAAGATATCGCTGAAAATACCAGTGAGAATTACAGGCTGAAAGCCATTGAAGAAAAACTGACTGAAATGAACGGCTACTTGAGGGATGCAGTATGACGGTAAACGGAATTGACATATCAACGTTTGGTTTCCGGCTTTTGAAGGTTGACGGACTGTTCAGCCTGCCAAGAAGAAAACGCACCCTAAAATATACCGGCTTCGATGAAACGGATATTGTATTTGATCCCCGGTCAATAACGGTGGAAGTATTGGGAAAATTTCAGGACACGGGCAGCCTGATAACAGGGGTCAACAGCTTAAAAACTGAATTGCTCCGGGGCAAAATCCCTTTCACATTCCCGAACCACAATGTAAGCTTTGAGGGATGGTGCGAACGCGGGATGAAGGTGATAGTGAAAAAAAATGTTGCTCACATTACAATGGAAATCAGGTATAATCAATGAACTGGAAGATTGACGACATATCATTTTCTGATTACGGAGTTTTCGTCGAATCCTCGTCGGGAGTTTTGGATATGCCAGGGCTTGACATTGATTCGCATGACTGGATTGATTCAGACGGGCTGGAAGTCCGGGAAACCGTAAAAAAGAAAAAGTCTGAAATCATTCTCCGATGCTGGATCAGGGGAAATTCATTCAGTGATTTTAAGACCAAAGTTGATGCGTTTTTCACAGCCTTAACCAGCCCTGAATTAAGGGTTCTCAAATCGGATTATATCCCGGATGGAATTGAGGTTTATACAGACCGTCGAATCAGGATTTCCCGGCTAACAGGCTGGAACAAAGATAAACAAATCGGCACCTTTAATCTCCGGTTAACTGTTCCGGGCGATCCGGATTATTACCTACTGGACATCAAAAGGGAGTACGATGAAAATATTGTTGCAACGGTAAAAACGGACAACCTTAAAATCCATAAAACCTTACAGGGAGAGGTTTACGCCGCTTGTACTTTTGAGACAGGCAATAAGCTGGATATTCAGTTTTTTGACCATATCCGTATCATGTCAAATGGCAACAATACGGACATCTTCCATATTGAAACTGAGCCGACTTTTAAAAAGTTTTCCAACAACCGATACGTTTATAATGTCCGGTTTGAGCATCAGATAAACTGGCTTTTGCAAGCAAGTTTTTTGAATGACCGTAAAGAAGCGGATTTTTACTATCATGCGAATGTTCAGGAAATTATTGAACTTATTGTTGCCAATCACAACCGGGAATGGTGGGATAACTTTGTTGTCGGAAACATCGCGCACACCGAAAGAAGATACCACAAATTTAACGGGGAAAGCTGTTCGGACGTTCTGAAACGGATTTGTTCGGAATATAACCTTGAATATGAATTTGAGTACGTTGGTCCCTCAAAGTACCGGATTAACGTTCAGGAAAAGGTGGCCAATGATACGGGCATTACTTTTCAGTATGGCAAAGAAAAAGGATTGTTTGAACTCAGCAGGGAAAGGGCGCTGACTGATGAACTTTGCACTATTCTTTACGCATTTGGATCAAGTAAGAATCTAAAGCCAGACTATCGAGAGGGGATTGGCCGGTTATCTTTTGACGGGAATCCTTTAAAAAACAATAGCAGTTTAACAACAGGCTGGGGGCCGAGAGAGAAGGTTGAATATTTCGAGGATATCTACCCACGCCGAACAGGCAACGTTACTTCATATACTCAAATTCTGCCGGAGGATTTACTGGAATCTCAAAAATATGCCTATCCGGAGGGAATCTATAAACTGGTTGATGCCACGTTGGATTTTGACATCAATGAATATTTACTCGGTGGGCTGACGGCAAAAATCAAAATGAAAACCGGTGATCTTGCCGGTTATGAATTTGAGATTGCACGATATGACCATGTAGAAAAGGAAATTTACATCATTCCGTTTAAGGACGAAAGAGGAATGCTATTTCCCAATGAAACCCTTACCATCTCCGTCAACGATGAATACACACTGATCGACATTGACCAACCGGCAAACTATGTTACCGAGGCAGAGGAAGAACTTGCACTGGCAGCCGCGGACTACTTGGCAAAATATAGCATTCTCAGGTTTATTTACCGGTGCAAGGTTGACCCCAAATTTTTAAAGGATAACAACATTGGTGGCTTTGAAGTCGGGGACAGGATTTGGGTTGTCGATTCAGACTATGGGATAAACGGAGAGTTCAGGATAAGTCGCCTGACTTTTGACGTGAACACCAAAATGTATGATTTGGAACTCTCCGATCTGGCTCACCTGACCAAAAAGCAAAAAAACGAATTGCGGTTAAAGTCAGTGGAAAGAGCTGTTGCGGATACTGGCATGAACGAGGTTCCATCCATGCGAAAAAGCAAACGAACCGTCGAAGAACTGAAAAACAAGCTGGTTGACCCGGTTGATGATAAACTGAATACAGACAGGAACATCAGGGACGAAAGCATCGATCCCAGGATGCTGGCTTACGATTCCGGTGTGCCCCAAATCAGCCTGAGAAATGCTCTGGTTGAATGCAATGTTGATGGAGACGAAGATGCGGTAAGGGTGGGCGCTGGGCAGTTGGTTATGCACAATTTTGCTGAAAAAACTCTTTCCCGCTGGGAGATAAAGAAGCTGAAAGAAATGCAGCAAACCTATGACCCAACACGGGTGTGGGAAATTCCTGAAACAACTTTTCAGCTACCCACAAAAGGCGGTTACTGGCTCTATGCAAAACTGAACATGGCTGATTTAAGCACCGAATGCACGTTGGAAATATTTCAGGAGCATAAAGAGGTAAAAGAGCTTGTGGATATTGAGTTAATACGGTACAAGCTCGGATATATTTCAGATGCGAGTTCACCGCGGACAGCATCAATGCTTTTTGGCAATGTAAAATACAACGCTACGGGAAATACCCGATACAGCATAGTTGGTGACGGAACTCCCATAAACCCGGTTCAGCTTGAAAACGACGAAGAAGCCCCGACACCATTAAAATACTATGGAACAAATGAACTTGGAATCCGGGGCTTTAATCCGGTTCCTGAAGTTTCATTCGAGGCATTGAACGCGAAGGGGGATGTGGGCTCGGGTTCGGACCAGCTTGCCCTTGGCAGCCACGACCATGAAATAGGTGATATGGTGATAGTTTTTGAAAACGGATTAATATAAATCATTAACAATGAGTTTAGTAACAAGAATTTCAGATTTAGCAACTCGCATTGCAGGCGAGTTCAAAACAGTAAAAAGCAAAATGTCCGGCAATACCACCGGTGATATTAGCGGCTTGCAAACTTCGGTAAAAACTTCGCTGCTGGCAGCCATCAATGAACTGGTAACAGAGGTTGGCGGGAAAGAGGACTTGCTTGGTTTTACACCGGAAAATGCAGCAAACAAGGGTGCGGCCAATGGATATGCGCCCCTTGATGCCGGTGCTAAAATTCCGGCTATTCACCTGCCTTCCTATGTGGACGAATTAGAGGAATATGATGATCTGGCCAGTTTTCCGACAACAGGCGAAAGCGATAAAATTTATATCGCAAAAGACTCCAACATTATTTACAGGTGGAGCGGAACCGGCTATGTTGAAATTTCATCCAGTCTGGCACTTGGAGAAACAAGTACAACCGCCTATCGGGGAGACCGGGGGAAAACGGCCTATGACCACAGTCAGGCGTCCGGGAATCCTCACGGAACCACGTTTGCCCAGCTTAACTCGAAACCGACAACCATTTCCGGGTATGGCATCACCGATGCTTATACTAAAGCGGAGATTGGAGACAATGAACACAATTTCGTAACTGACTTTGAAGCGGCACTGTAATGAGTTTAGTTCAAAGGATTTCAGATTTAGCCATTCGAATAGCAGAGGAGATAAAATCTGTATGGAATGCTATTGACGGTATTTCAACCCATACAACAGATAGTATTGTTGGGGATGGTTCGGTTGAAAATCCTGTAAAACTTTTTAATGATTCAGACAGTCCGGGTTCGAAGTATTATTACGGAACCAACAAGACAGGCGATAAGGGCTTCTATCCACTACCCGATCAGGGAGAGGATTATTTCATGGTTTATAACGAATCTGAATTGCTAAATGCCTGGAATGTTGCAGCTGAAAATCCGGACAGGGGAGCTACAATTTATATTGCCGGTGATATACAATTGACTGCAAACCGTGCATTCTTAATTGGAGCGGGGGAAGCTGGTGTAACTTTTCAGGGCGTGGGCAATTCACAGAAAATACTCATTGGGTCCTTTGAGTTTAAAATAAGCCGGGTAACATGCCGCAATCTATATTTTCGAACGGATTCCCAAGTATATGTAACCGTTGACCAGCATTATGCTGACTTTTATGACTGCATTTGGGGAGATGAACAGTTTTACAGTCCTACGTTTAGTCAAATGAAAATTGCGATTAAGCTGACAGGTACAATTATTAATAATACCGGAAGGATTGTACTGTCAAACGCGAGGCATGTAAGTTCTACGAGTTACGCTATAAATACCGGAAATATTCAGCCATTTATCATATCCAATGAGAAAGAATGGATTACCAGTGATTCAAGGCAGATGTATATTTTTATAACAAGGCAGGACGCAGTTCTTTCCTTTGACCGGTTTTCTCAGGTGTTATTGCATGCTTCAGCCGGTGTTCCCTATAAGGTGACCGGGGATTTGACATGGTTTTACCATTCAGACCAACAATGGCCGGGAAGCGGAAATATTCTTGTAGGTTCAGAACTGTTGAAAAGAGGCAGCGTGGACGACCTGAGAGGGGATTTTGTGCCAGAGGGCAGTCTTGCAACGATGCTTGGCATAGATTCGGAAGGAAAAATCCGAAAAGGGAGCATTGAGTTTGCAGCGTCCAACCATAACCACGACAATAGCTACGATCCTCTTGGTGCCGCTGCTTCTCATGTTTCAAGTCATGAAGCAAATTTTGACCATGACGATTTGCACTCCCATCCGAATAAAACAGATTTGGATAGTTACAATCCAGCAAGTTTTGCATCAGCCGGGCATAACCACGATTCCGATTATGAGCCAAAGAATAGCAACATTCAGAGCCATATTAACAGTACAAGTAATCCACATGGAGTTTCAAAAACTCAGGTAGGACTTGGAAACGTTGACAATACCAGTGATGCTGATAAACCTGTTTCAACAGCACAACAGGCAGCGTTTGACGGTAAAGCTGATTCCGGGCACAATCATGACAACGATTACGAACCAAAATTTTCTAAAAATTCAGCGTTTAACAAGAATTTTGGAACCAGTGCCGGAACTGTTTGCGAAGGCAACGATTCACGGCTTTCAAATGCAAGACCGCCAACGGCTCATAACCACGATGACAGGTACTATACAGAATCCGAAGTTGACAGTAAGCTGGCTGATAAGGCAAATGTTTCGCACCATCACGATTCAGAATATGCAGATATCAACCACAACCACAGCGGAACCTACGAACCGGCCTTTTCCAAAAACTCAGCATTCAATAAAAACTTCGGTTCAGCAGCCGGAACGGTCTGCCAGGGGAACGATTCCCGGTTGAGCAACCAGAGAACGCCTACAGATAATTCGGTTGACACAGGTAAGCTGGCTGCCAGATACAAAAATATTATCGGAATGACCGGGGTAGATGTTGACTGGTCAGCTGGGCAGGTATTTACGAAAACACTTTCTGCCAACAGTACACTTGCTTTTTCCAACCTTCATGTGGGGGTGAAGGATTTGGAAATTACCGGGAGTTATACCCTCGCTTTGCCGTCAGGATTTAAGTTGATTTCCGGAGAATATGATGGAAGTGTTTTAAATTTTATTCAGATAGTATGTACAGACCCGTCAACGCCAAAAGGATGGGTTGTAATAAGTCAGGAGGCCAGTTAATGAATAACAGAATATTGATACCGAAAACAGGTTCCATGGAAATTCTTGATGTGAACAACCTTGTTTATGAAAAACGGATATACAGACCATCAGAAAATGATGGTTTGGGGATTTATGTAAGTCAGGACGGGACAATTATGGTGACAGCATCGAAAAATGCAGCATACCGGTGGACATTAAGCACCCCCTTTGATATCGCTACCCGAACTTTAGAACATTCGGCATCCATGCCTTATACCTCAATTTACAGCATTGGTTTCTCTCCGGACGGACTTCATTTTTTTATTGGAGCCAGAGATTCGATGAACTATTACATGGTTATTGAAAATCAATTAAGTGTACCGTTTGATATTTCAGGCGTACATGATTGGAGTTATTCTTATAGCATTTATGGAAGGGAATATTTCATGTTTTCATCCGATGGTTCAAAGATTTATACTTACAGAGATTCAAGTCCATACGATATAAAACAGTACACTTTGCCAACCGCATATTCATTAAGCGGCGCATCGCTCGAAAAAAGTGTTTCTCACATTAATGGACAAAAGGGACTAACAATGGCAGCGAATGGAATGAGGTTTTACCATGGCAATACCACCGGAAGTTTGACTCAATATGATTTAAGTATTGAAAATGATGTGGGCTCAAAGATGACAGGAGATAGCAATGGTACAGGTAGTTATTTCACGAATGTATGCATTAAAGAAATGGCGAGAAAGGTTTATACAGCTCACATGACTTCATCTTATAGTATTTTAAAACAGTGGACATATTAAATAATGAAAGCACGAAACGAAAACGGACAGGTAAAATTTTACCACAAATTACCCTCAAAATATGTCAGCGATACCCTGAATATTGCCGGGGGATTCCATTTGCTGCCAAGAGAGATACATGAGCAGGAAGGCTTTTTTGATGTAGTGAAGCCAGAGTATGATATCGTGATGCAGGAACTTGGCCCAATTTATTTTGATGAAGCCAACCGGTTTTTCACTTACCCAGTGGTTGACCGGGTTTTTGACTTGGAAGAACTGAAATCAAATTTGATGGCTGAATTTGATGTTGTTCTGAATGAGTTTGCTGTGATTATTTCCCGGTGCAGGCTGGTAAACGATCCGGACCCCCAGGGATTGCTCGATGCAATTGAACAGGCCAGAGTCACACGAAGGGCAACCCTGATGGCAATCAATAACCTATCCACCATTGAAGAAGCTCTGGCATTCCATATCAAACAAGAGGACGTGGACACATTGAAAGAATTATTTAAACCATTTATGTGATGATGATTTTAGGATTAATCGGAAGAATTGAAGGAAACCCCGATCCGGAAACACTGAAGTTTGCACTTGGAATTGCATTCGGAATTATATCCGCACTTTTGGCGGTGGTGTTTTATTTCTATAAGCAAAAGCAGCGAGACGCCAAAAAGGACAAAGAGGAAGAACGAGCAGAGATAGCTTTAAAAATTAACAGTCTGGCCAAACAGCAAAAAGAATCCACAGATAAATTATCGACTGTCGTGGAGACGGTTTCCGAGACGGTCAACAATCTGAAAACGATTGTCGAGGTCATAAGGGAACAACAGGACGAGCGGGACCCGCGAACTGAAAGAAGGCTAAATGCCCATTCAAAAGAAATTCATGATTTGAAAATCAGGGTAACCAAAGTCGAAACCCATTCTCGTTTGAATCATTCACCAAATTAAAATTGAAAAATGAGAAAGTACACAGAATTTCTGACCATTCCTGCAGCGATAGTGCTGCTTTGGATTTATAATTTACTCGCTGAACGTGCCGGACTTTTTACATTCACATGGGAGCAAACAGGGAAAGTATTTGCGGCGTTTGTGATTTACCTGATTGCAATCGGCTTTGTCCGGGTAACCCATTTGTGGGTTTGGCCGGTGCTATATAAATATTTTGATCCATCATTTAAAGAAAATTCAAAATGGAAACTTTTATCAGAAAAGGAACGGTTCTCCTATTCATTCTTTTTGCATATAGCATTGCTTATCCTGTTCGGACTGATTGTAAACGGCCTGTAAAACCCGACCGGGAAAATACAGTAAGGGAGCTGTTGCATTCAGCAGATCGGTGGATGGAAGTTCGGGAGTTAACCGGAAACAATGATCACCCGATGATTACCAGAGCCATGAATCTTTGTGGATTGGACGGAGATAAGGGCTATCCGTGGTGTGCCGCTTCTCAGGCAGAAATTCACCATGAAGCAGATATTGAAGCGCCCCGATCAGCAAGGGTTGTGGACTGGTTTATCCGAAATGTGGTTTGGGAAAAACGTTTCGGGGAAATCCCACCCTTTGAAAAGCAAGGCATGGTTGGTGGGTTGTATTACCGGCACCTGGGCAGGCTGGGTCACATCTTTTTAATCGTGGGAGAGGATAAAAACAATTTTTATACCCTTGAAGGAAACACCAATCTGGCGGGAAGCCGGGAAGGAGATGGATTTTACAAAAAGGTCAGGAGTAAAAAAAGTGTGGCTGCAATGGCTGATTATTGTTTGAGCGGGGAAGCATTTGAAAAGGAGTATGGAAATTATTTGAAATGAAAGAAATGAAATTTGTGTTGGTTTATTTTTTTGGCGTGCTGACAGTGATTGCAATATTTGAATGGAGAACCGGAATTTTATGGAACTGGGCTAAGGGCAGATTGAGGGAATGGCTGAGAAAACTTCAAAAAAGATTGCAGTAACATGAAAATTGGCAACAGCATTTTATCGGTTGTTTTTCTGATCCTGTTTTTGTCGCTGGCCGGTAATTTCATTCAATACAAATTATTCAGGAAAGAACCGGTTGTTGAAACGATAACTGAAATTGACACGGTAATTGACCTTGATACCATTTTTATCCCGGAAAGTGGATCAATGGTAATTTCCGATCCGGAACCTGTTTTTATCGATTCCGTGAAAAACATCACTACCCACCGGGACACGTTCCTGCATCAATACGGTTGGATAGCAACCAATGAAACTGTTTCGGGGGAGTTGTTATCAAAAGGGATAGAATATGAATTCAATATACCGGAGTATTACAAAACCCGAACAGTTACAAAAAATGTGACCCGGACAGTCCGGAATAATTTGTTTTTTGCCAAAGGTGGAATCATGACAGATTTTTCTGGGAAAATTACCCCGGCAATCGGAGGTACATATATTTGGAATAACCACCGAAACATTTTAAGTTTGGATATCGGATTGAACCGGCAAATTTCAGTCAGCGCCGGGTTCGTTCTTTGGAGATAA